CTTGCGGAACGCTATGGCGGAGGTCAGGTGGACAGGTATGTGGATCAACTAATAGAAGCGCGAAACCGCCGGGAAGTGGAACGGGCAATCATGGAATCCACGGATATGCTCAATGAGAATAAACAGGCCGAGGAAATCGTGTCCCAGTTCAATCTCAGGGTAGCCCAGGCGTTAGCCTGTGGAAAAGGTCAGGTAAAAGTGGGCACCGCCACTAAGGAAGCACATCAGGAATTTCTCGCCATTAATGCAGGAGATTCTTCCGCCATATCCACGGGGTTCCAACGGTTGGATTTTTGTCTCAGTGGCGGATTCCAGCCGGGTAAGCTTTATGTGTTAGCCGCAAGACCGGGAGTGGGTAAGTCAGGATTAGCGATTCATTTCTCCCATGAGATTGCGAAAAGGGGATACCGAGCATCCTACGCATCCTTAGAGATGAGTGCCGCGGAATGTTCAGGTAGGTTACTCTCCCGCGAAAGCGGGGTTCCCCGTCCGCGCATGAAGGGGGATCTGCTCCCCGCTCATCAGACTAAGCTCGAAGATGCGACACAGGGGATGCAAAACTGGCCCATAACTTTTAAGGATGATAATCAGGCCACCCTGGATTCAATCCGCGCCTTTCTGGCCCAAGAGCGAGTGAAAGGAGATGTGGGGCTGGCGGTGATTGATTATTTACAACTGGTCAGCGCACCAGGGCATGAATCGAGAGTGGCGGAAATAACCGCCATTTCCCGAAGTCTCAAACAGATCAGTATGGAATTACAGATTCCCATCCTCGCCCTTTCGCAATTATCAAGACAATGCGAGATTAATAACCGAAAGCCCATACTCTCCGATCTTAGGGATTCCGGGTCCATCGAACAGGATGCGGATTGCGTGTTTCTCCTTTCCGTGGATGAAAAGGTGGATGATAATAAGGACCGCATCCATTTACATCTCGCGAAAAACCGGGGCGGTGAAACCGACCAATCGCTCACGCTGGGTTTTGAGAAGAGCCTGGGGAGATGGACTACACGATTAGGACCGTCCAAGACTTGGTAGACCAATGACTACAGATAGCTTTATTTTCGCCGAGAAGGGGTCTAATCGTGCTTTTTATCTTTTACGAGGGTAAAGACTCATGTTTGCATCTAAAAGCCTTTTTTAGGGGGTACGGGGTTGAAGAGTTACTCCCTTTCAATTTCTTCGATGTAAAAGTCACCCGCTTCACGCATTAAGCTTGCAAGATAACTTGCATCCGTTGGCGGTTCATCAATCCAAGAAGGTTCAAAGGCTTCATCTTCACCATCTTCGATAAGTTCTGCAACAAATCTTGGACGGTGAAGATGAATAACAAAAGTCCTGTCTGGAGAGTCACCAATGAGAAATTTAGGAAATTTACTTTCCCAAGAGTCAGGATCAAAGACCATTAGAGATATCTTAGGTTCGATTCTTTCTTACGGAATGGTTCCCCGGATGGTTTCCCTTTCTCGATGATTTGAAGCGTGACCATGGTCCCCCCCTTTCTCGTTACCCTGCACTTTGCTTGGTACTTGACGGGTCTCATGTAATTGCGTGATCTGCCTTCCCATTCAGTCCATTCAACATCCTTAACAAATTCAGATGTTTTGATATCCTGCCTAGCCTTTATTTCATGCCTGATCTGTTGACGGTTTTCGTAAATATCAAACATGTCCAAGTGTAAAACTGCCTGGGCATAAGTTCCGACATGATGCCACTCGCAACCTTGGCAAGCTTTATTCAAGTCACTTGCCTTGACTCCCTTGAATAGTTTCTTCTTTCGTAAATGTTTGACCATTTCGCTAGGTACAAGTTTACCATCCTGCAAAGCTTCGTAAGAGCGTACACTTCTTGATATGCCTACATATCCTGATTGTCCATAACTAACACTCATCGTATTTCTCCTTTCATATTCTTTCTTTTTTGCCAAGCTTGAACCGCCCTTGGCGCGAACCGCATCACCAAAAAGATGATGAGGCCCAACGCCAGGCGTGCAATTGTGTCTGACTCGTTTGGTTTAGTCATGGCTTGGCTTCCTTTAGGGTGACTGACTCCACATCTGTAATACGAAACTTCACTAGCTTGTACTTACTGTCTTTTTTGTAGAAATCCTTCAGATAGCATCCCATCGCCAATGGTATTTGGTGCGAGTATTCATAAACATATTTGATAGTCCCGGTTTCTTTTTTTAACACACCAAACAGATGCTCTTTACCATTATCTAATTTATAGTCTTTTACTTTCATAGGTTTCTTCCTCTCGTAATTTTTCTCTTAGGTTTGTAAGCATGGCATACAACTCAAAGTGTTCATTTTTATCGTCAATCTCGCCATTCATTTCTTTGTGTAAGATATGATCTAGAATACTGTTAATGTTCTTTATTGTTTCACTCATGCATTTCTTGGTTCTGATTTCTCCTTATCTTGAATGATGCCGCACAAAAGTTTCCAATCTTCATTATCCACTTCCTCCCCATCCCTTTCTCTGTTCTCCATTCGATCTTCGTATTCTTGAACTAAACTATCAAGTAAATCATTAGCATCTGCTACCAAGTCACCGCATTTTGCCATCCAATCAATCGCATCTCTGCAATTAGGGAACTTTCTAGCGGTTTCTCCATGCCAACTTAGTTCAGTATCAAAAATACAGACAGCACATTCGTCATCAATACTATCGGGACACCATCCCGTATCTTCGGGATCAGCAAGCTTTAGTTCAGTTCTACCAATAGTTCGGATAATGAAATCGCATCCTCCACCCGTTGGTGTCCAATCAATGCCATGCTTTTTGGCGTATTCGTAAATTTCGTCAGGTATATTCATCCCTCGCCCCCATCTACTTCGGCTTTGTGTATTGCTTCAACCACAAGGAGTCTAATAGCCTCAAACGATGTGGGCATTCTCAATGCTTGTTTGACATTTTTCAACGCAATCAACATCTCCGGTGCCGCCGCGATCAAGCGCGCGTTGGCGTGCGCTTGTTTCTCTAACTCTCTAATTTCATCCACGCGTTTTTTTGCCTTGATCTCATCTTTATCAATGGATGCAACGGAATCCTCGCTCCATCCCTCGACATGAGCGCGCGAACGCAAATTCTTAATGCCGTCAAATAAATCTGTTTCGGCATCGTAAAGCTCATCTTCCATCGTGCGGATATCCGCGACAATATTGCTACCATCATCGCCGCCCCCTACCATAAGGGAGTCTCTGACCCCCTCGATAGATGATATTTGCCAAGGTCCTGGCGTGTGTGTAATTTTCTTTGTATCGTTCATAGTATTTTTTCTTTCTTTTGTTATTTATAGGTTAAATGTTAGTTGCACTTTCTCGCGCTCCGTCAGGTTGACTCGCGCGCGTTTACGCTTAACGCGGATCGTTCCACGATCGCTCGCCTTGCGCTCATTTCTCTCTCTCTGTTTGCGTGCTTTCTCGCCTATCTCTAAGGCCTCTTTCAAAGCTTCCGCGAATAGGTTTTTGGCGTGCTTCATGCAAGTTTCTCCTTTGCATAGTGATTGCGAAAATCAATGGCTTTACCATCAATGTGCGTTGAGTCATACTTACTACTTGTAAAGTAACATGCGTCAGGAAATTTAGCTTGATAATCGCAAGCTACACGTTCAGCAGTAAACCAATCATTGCAATGTGTTAAGAGATATCTCCTGCCAAGATATTCAGTAGTTACATTGATGGCGCTATAATTGGATGGTCTTAATTCTCTTAATGTCATGCGAGTTTCTCCTTTATTGCTTTAAATAGCTCCCAAGCGCCTACCATGAACCAAGGCGCAAGGATGATTAGTGAAATGATGTAGTGATCGTGCATTGTCTTTTTATGTCTCCTTGTGTAGTTTATAATGTTACAACGAATCCGCTTGAATCCTTCTTGGCATCTCCTTTTTCCACTAATCCGACAACGCAACCTTGCGGATCTTTGAAACGCAGATCGGATTCGTCTCCATCAATTACTTTTCTATCTTCCCATTGCTTGGGAAGCTTATTGCGGAAAACTACCGCAACATTTCCGCCCATTGCCAGAACAAGACGCGCCTGTGCATCATTGGATTCGCTACGAGAAAAGGTTAGATGATAATTTCTTGGCATCTTTCCATTCAAATACTTTTCCATGCGCTTGAAGCCCTTTGTGTAGTCATAAAACTGAACTTGAGGAAATTTCTCAAAGATGTTTTGTCCATCATTGCAACGGATGTTTTCCCAAGGAAGATCAGACGTGAGATTCAAACGAAAACAAGGACGCAATCCTTTCTTCTCCGCACGCTTGCAAGCGCTTTCAATCTCCTTTACAAGATTGCAAAGGAATCCTTGCTTGTCCTCAAAGAAGGAACGAGTCTTCTTGATCCGCGAATCTTGAATGCTTTTCATTTTACCGCGTCCGCTTGTATTCAAGCATGCCATCGCACAACCTTGGGATGCCCATGCGCAAACATTGTACCCGCTTAGATTTGAAGGTGCGAAATGTATACCTTGTGTCATGTATCCGAACTTCTCACCTTTTACGATTTTAGCGTTACCACTTGTCAGTATTTTCATGGCATTACCTTTCAATGAAAAAAACATCGTATCCATTGCGTTTCCAAAAAGAGTAGCGTTCAAGCTTTTCGCTTAAAGATTTCTTATTAAAGGCCCAACCTAATTGAAAAGCCGCGCCGTTACGGTTCCGTCTATATATGTAGTATGTTTTCATAGTATTTTTCTTTCTTTCTATATCCGCTTAATTGCAAATATACATCCCTCTATAAACTACAGATGACTGCAATGCAAGCAAATAAAACAAAAATGTGTTTCATGATAACCAACGATTGTAGCAAAAGTTGATAAATAATTAGAAAGTACAAATCCGTAAAAAGATAAATATTGCAAGCGTACAAATAGATATTGCGTTTAAATACATTTCTACTCCCGATCCCATATTTGCTATACTCGTGTAAAGCAAGTTGTAAAGCAAGGCACGCAAACCCGGCAAACCAAGCAAACCCGATCCACGCAAACCAAGCAAACCCGCTTGCAATCTAGCATGTTTTCCCGCTTTCCTGGCAAGCAATTGCGTAAATCGTTGCTATTCAACGCTATCGTTTAGCATGTGACTAAAAATCACATGTTTTTTTGCGCGATCTAGGCCACAGGGGGCGGGGGGGGTCTGGCGCCGTCTTGCGCTAATTCTGTATTATCATCACCACCCCGTATAATTTTTTCGCCATAGCGTTTTGGCGCCGCAGATCGAGCGGTATGGATTGTATACAGATGTATTACAAGCTTTTAAACAGATCCCAGCCCTCGCGATATTTTTCGAGTTTACCCCGTGATTGTTGATTATGCGGATAGAGGGTGATACGCATGGTTTGATTAACATCGAGGCATGGGATTATATACCAAATGGGCATGGCTTCGACATAGGCGGCAAGAATATCAATTTTCGTACAGTCCAGGTGAATGTTTTTATCGGCACCTGATGCGGTGGTGATCATATAGCGACCAAGACCGCCCCGCGCGGAGTCCTTTGTTTTATCCTTGGTGCCCTTTATCTGGACTTTGAATACTTTACCCGCCTGATTCATAACGAGACAATCCTGGGGCAGATAATCGCCCAGCGGGGTGAATACTTCGAGATTACGGGCAAGGGCTTCGGTGAAGAATATTTGCTCGTATAGCGAGCCTTTACGCTTCATCGGTCACCTCTATGACCTTATCGGTGGAAGCTTCCTTGGGAAGGGAGTCTGTGGCTTGTTTTGCGCCTTTGAGGATGGATCTTACTTTATCGGGAGTCATATCGGATGCGCCGAGTTTAACATTGGCGGAAGCGGTGATATTGGTGGGTCTTCCGTTAATCGTCATAAGTTTGTCAAAGAGTACGGAAAGAGTGTAGGCGAGGTTCTGCGGCGGTATTTCGTCTAGTTTTTCATGGATAAGGTTGAGATTATCCGCAACAATGGAGGATAATTTATTGGAGACTGCGTTTAGATATTCCTGCTCGGACATTTCGAGTTTGTAGCGCAGGAAGTGGCGGGTGAAGTTATGAATCTCCTTTTGTTTCCTTGTGGGGGAATTTGCCTTTTCCTGGAGTTTACGGGTCTCACCTGTGGCATTTGCTTTCTTCATGGCAATTTTAGCGGCGGAATCAATGATGTCGTTTTTAAGATCCTGTCGAAGAGCCTTCACGGTCTTGTTATTACGCATAGTGTTTTTTTATACAAAAGTATTGACAGGTCAATCTAAAAACTACAATAGGTGACGGGTGGACACAGAAAGGGCGGGGAAAATATTGGAGATGCATGGCCTTACGAAAAAGGCATTTGCGGAGATGCTTGGGGTAAAGGCGAGTACCGCGCGGATGGCGTTTAGCCTGAAGAGGTTCAGTAAGAAGATGGTGGCTAAACTGGAGGAATTGGAGGATGAATTACGGATCGAGCAGGATTTAGCGGAAGTTGACGACATGATAGAATCCGTGGAGCAGGATACGGAGGATATTGAGAGTGGTGAGCGGGAAGCGAAGATATACGGGGTGCCCAAGAATAGATTTCTTCGATTGATTGAATTTGGGGATGGTTCGCATGGTAAATTCCGCAGTAAGCCTGGTAATTATTTGAAGCTTGGTGAGAGTGTGCGGGTGAAGCATTTGGATCGTGATATGTGGGAAGTGGTCAGGTGAAGTGGTCAGGTAAATGTGGATAGTACCCAAAACATTATCAGCTTTTGTACCGGATACGGAGGGATTGAACTTGGACTTAGAAGAGCGGGCGTGGATGTTAGAGTCGTCTGCAATGTGGAGATCGAAGCCTTCGTCCAAGCAAACCTGGTTGCGAAGATTGAAGAAGGACGAATGGATAACGCACCTATCTGGACGGATCTTAAAACCTTCCCTGCACGAATCTTTCGAGGAAAAATTTGTGGAGTCATTGGGGGATATCCATGTCAGCCGTTTTCAAGCGCAGGAAAGCGAAAAGGCGAAGAAGACCCAAGACACTTGTGGCCCTACATCCGACAGCACATCCGGGCAATTAGACCTCTTTGGTGCTTCTTTGAAAATGTCCGAGGCCACACCACGATGGGGCTATGGCGAGTCCTGTCCGATTTGGAAGAAGATGGTTACCGAACGGAGTGGGGATTGTTCAGCGCGGAGGAAACAGGCGCGCCTCACCAACGCATCCGAGTGTTCATCTTGGCCTACCGTGGCGGCTTCGGAAGCACGCCAGGGATATCAGAACAGATCAAGGGGCAAGAAGGGCAGTCAGAAGATTTTAACCACGATAGTGGTGGACAATTGGTCAACCCCGCAAGCGAGGGATTGGAAGGGTGCGCAAGGGAGAGCGTACAAGGGAGAAGCGAAGGACTTACCAGCACAAACGGAGAAGAATTGGGCAACCCCCCAAGCGAGCGACCACATCGAGGGAGCGAGAACTGCGAAGGAGAGCAATCAGAAGTGCTTGGGGCGGGACTTGAATCAGATGGAGAATTGGCCGACTCCAACAGGCACGGAAAGGAGCGGGACGAACCCGCAGACAGGGAAGGGGCATGGACTAAGCAAGGCGGCAAAGATGAATTGGCCCACCCCGCGAGCTGGGAACCCCGGCAGTCGCAAACCCGGAACGGGGGGCAAGATATTGGCGGAGGAAGCGAAGAAACTCGCTGGCCCGCCCGCCCCGGAGAAGAGCAATATGACTGGGAAGAACCACGGGTCGTGGCCGACAGCAAGGTCAAGCGATGCGGAGGGCGGAAGGATAAAGACGGAGAAAACGGAGAAGGGCTTTCGGAGCAAGAGGGAGAAGAGCGATCAATACTTCGGAGCGAAACTGAGGGATGCAGTGGAGATGGAGAAACCGCCAACGATGAAGCTCAATCCAAATTGGGTGGAGCAGTTGATGGGACTACCCGTGGGGTGGACCCAATTGCCAACAGAACAGACCGTTTACGCCTCCTCGGAAATGGCGTTTTGCCAGCCTGTGCAGAACTAGCATGGAAAACTTTATGGCAAAGAATTTAAGAGCAATCCTTCCTGTGGGCTTAACGGCGCTAGGCAAACATGATCACCTCCGCGACACTCGGCGGGGAAGGATTGCTCTGCCATTATACGATGGATGAGATGGATTATTCATATTGTCCTTTTATTAAACCGGAAGAGATTAATCGGGCATGGCAAAAGTTTTGGTCGAATTGCGAATTACGCTACCGCGAGGGTGAGCGAAATCCTGATTGTCCGAAAAATACATACCGCACGGACATTCAGCGTAAGATGCCAACCGCTAAATCAGAGTTAAAGTTTATAAATGAGCAAAGGAGAGGCACAAAAGCAGTATAAAGTGGAAGCGAAGAAGCTTTTAGACCGATGGTTTAATGAATCAGATTTGGATGTTGAGGAATTAGCAAGTGCGGCAGTCGAGGCAATCGAGGAGTGGCTGGATGAGGAAATCATAGATTTTGAACCAGAATGAATATTTACAAATCAACGGGTAAGAAGATTGAGAGTTGGCCCCAATGGGTAGGGCGATTAACGGAGGAGAATGAGGAATTGAAAAAAACGCTTCAGAAATTAGAGCGCGAGAATGCGGAATTAAAAAAACGATGCTGTGATTTATTCAGCGAAGTGATTGAGGCGAAAGCGAGCAGTGACAGTTAAAACGGACGAAGAAATATTGGAGCAATCACTTGAACGGTTTGCAAAAGAGGCCCGTGAGAAGTTTTTGGCGGGTATTCGGGAACATAATCCCGATGGGAGCAGGGGCTTGGCACGCATGACCTTGGAGCAGAAAATACAAAGCTGTAAGGAAGAGGTCATAGATTTGTGGTTTTATTTAAATGCGATGGAAGAGAAATGCCGAGAATAACCTACGCAGATGAGATTGACGCGCACTTCGGTATTCCCTGGACCGATGATTTGAAGTATGAGAAGGGCGAGCTTGCCTGTGCGTTGAGCGAGGAAGAGATTGATGCATTACCGCAGGAACGCGCGGAGACGCTCAGTCGTTTAATGCTCGATCAGCCGAGTAGCGAGAAGGAAGATCCAATCCAATGGGGTTGGACTCTTCCTGGGTGGAGACGGGTGATGAAGAACTGGAAGGATGATAAAATCCATATTTGTCTTGGTGGAAATCGTTCGAGTAAGTCCACTTTCGCATCCCGTATGCTTGTGCATTTAGCACAGACTATACCAGAAGCAGAGATTCGTTCTTTGCATGTGTCGGAAGAAAGATCAATTGCGGATGCCCAAAGATATGTGTGGGAAGCAATCCCCATGCGCTATAAACGGGCAAAGAAGAAGAGTGAGAGTCATTCTTTGCAATATACACAGAAGAATGGCTTTAATTCAGCCAAGGCAATCCTACCGCCAACAACCAAAGGCGCCGAAAGGGGCAGTACAATATCGTTTAATAATTATAGGCAGTACCAGGCAGATCCGCAGATATTTGAAGGTTGGTCCGCACACTGTATCCATATGGATGAAGAATGCCCTGAAGAAATTTTTTCCACACTGGTAGGTGGTAGGACAGTTGATTACCACGGGCGTGTACTCTTAACTTTTACGACCTTACAGGGATGGACACCATTGATTAATAGTCTG